TCGGAGGGGCCATGGCCGTGGCCACGATTCGTACGGCGGCCGATGCGTTGGGCGTGAACATCCCCATCCGTACCGTCACCGCTACCCGGGGCAAGGCGGTGCGTGCGCAGCCGGTTGCCGCACTCACCGCGCAGGGGCGTTGGCATATGGCCGGCGTGTTCCCCGAGTTGGAGGAGCAGCTCGTCACTTGGTATCCGGAGATCGGCTGGTCACCGGATCGACTCGACGGGATGGTATGGCCGGCGTGGCACTTGAAGTTGGTGCGTACGACGGCGGGTGGTCAGGGTTCGTTGGGTGGCGATCTGGCCAGAAAGCAGATTGTTGGCGGGCGGCTACGGTGACGGGCATGAATCCGTGGTTGTTCCTGGTCCTGCTGCCCGCGATGGCGTTGACGACATACCGGTTGACCCGGTTGGTCGTGGCTGACACCTTCCCTCCGGCGTTGTGGCTGCGGGACCGTCTCGTCGGCGGCTGGCGTCCCCTCGCCTCGAAGGAGTCGGAGAGTCACCCGCTTCCGGTCATGGAGGAGGGGCAGTCGGCCACCGTGGCACGGCTCGGCGGTTTGACGGTGATCGACGGTCAGATGAACCGGTATGTGGAGCGGGCTCGTTGGGTGCCGCACTGGTTGGCGGATCTGTTGTCGTGCCCGTTCTGCGCTTCGGGGTGGATCGGTGCGGGGGTGGTAGCGGGTGCGTGGTTTGCCCCTGCTGGCGCGTCGGTGCCGGTGCTGTGCTGGTTCTCGGCGTGGGCGATCGGCGGACTGATCGCGGCGCAGGACTGGGCGTAAGTGGGCGCGTAGCATCGTGGGTGCAGGAGAGCGGGCCCGGTCGCTTTCTCGGAGACCGGGCTCGGTGGATGGGTGGCTGAGGGCCGTTCGCGGTGGGCATCGCGGGCGGCCCTCACTCATGCCCGGAATGATCTTCACTGTGCCGCTCCTACCCTCCCTCGCAGACGGCGAGCAGGGAGCGAGCGCACATGGCCTGGTGGCATGCATTCAGTCGACGCGGCACCCCCACGCCCAAACCGCACACGCCCACACAACCCAACGCACTCACCTCCGCCGCAGCCCCCGTCACCAGCCCCCGCACCGAACTCATCCGCAACACCGACGGCTGGCAAGAAGAAGCCTGGGGCTACCACGAGACGCTGGGCGAATTCCGGTACGCCGTCGACTGGGAAGCGAAGATGCTCTCCCGCGTCCGACTCTTCGCCGCCAAACTCGAACCCGGCGCCGACGAACCCGTACGCGCCGACGCCGGAACCGCCGTCGACCTCCTCACCAACATGGCCGGAGGCGTCGCCGGACAAGCCGTCATCATGGACGGCCTCGGCACCCAGCTGTCCGTACCCGGCGAGGGCTACGTCATCGTCGAAAACGTGAACGGCGTGGAGCGGTGGTCGGTGCGCTCCATCGACGAAGTCCGCGTCGCACGCGGCCGGTACGAGGTGACCGACGAGAACGCCGTCAACGGCGCCAACATCTGGCGCCCCCTCGCACCCGACTCACTGAATCCGCTGCGCGTGTGGCGCCCGAACAAGCGCTACCACCACATCGCCGACAGCCCGGCCCGCGCGGCCCGCTCCACCATGCGCGAGCTGGAGCTCGTGAACCGGCACATCATCGCCCAGTACCTGTCGCGGCTCGCGTCGGCCGGGGTGGTGCTCTTCCCCGAGGAGATCACGTTCCCCGTTCGCGAGGAGTTCGCGGACGCCCCTGACCCGTTCATGGCCGAGTGGATCGAGATCGCATCCGAAGCCATCCGGACACCCGGTACAGCGGCAGGGATTGTCCCGCTCCCGATGAAGCTCCCGGGCGAGTGGATCGACAAGGTGAAGCACGTCGACTTCACCCTGAAGATCGACGAGAAGATCATCGAGAAGCGCGAGTCCGCCATCAAACGGCTCGCCTCCCAGCTGAACATCCCCGCCGAAATCCTCCTCGGCATGGGCGACGTTAATCATTGGGGGGCATGGCAACTGGAGGAGGGCGCCCTCAAAACCAACATCGCCCCCGAAGCCGAGCTGATCGCGCAGGCGCTTACCACCGGCTACCTCCAGCCCCGGCTCCGGGCGTCCGGCGTCGAGGACTGGGCGAGCTGGGTCGTCTGGTACGACATGTCGGAACTCACCCTCCGCCCCGACCGCTCCGACGACGCCATCGCCCTCTACGACCGGCTCGAACTCAACGGCACCGCACTGCGCCGCGAGACCGGCTTCGACGAGGCCGACAAGCCGACCAACGAGGAACTCAAGGAACAAGCCCTCAAGGTCATCATCCACACGCTGCCGTCCGGCGCCGGATCCGCCCTCACCGAACTCATCGGCGAACAGGTCACCATCGCCGCGACCGCGCCCATCGCCCCGGGCAAACAACCGGCGCCGGAGCCCCCACCGGAAGAGCGCACGCCACCCGATCCCGAAGCCGCCCGCGCAGTGACGGCACAGGCCCGCGAAGACCGCATGGTCCGACAGTCCCGCGAACTACACGCCGTCAGGTTCACGGTCGGCCGGGCGCCGGATCTGCTGCACCCGGCCGGCTGTACGCAGCACGCCTACAGCTGCCCGTTCACGCATGCCGTGGTGAAGCTCGACGCGCTGCCGCGCCCGGGGACGTCCGGGACGTACGAGGTGCGGCTCGACACATTCGGCCGTCTGGCGATCGGCCGGCTTGCCCCGCATCTGGATACGAGCGGGTTCCTGTCCACCTCTCCTCGGAGTTCCAATGGGTTCGCTCACAGCCGCGGCTGATGGCTCGCACATGTCTGGCGCGATGATCGCGTTGATGCCGACCGTGGAGGATGCGGCCCGGTTGGCGATCGAGGGCGGCGAGGCCGCGGATCAGCTGCACCTGACGCTGCGGTACCTCGGTGACGGCGCCAACTTCGACGAGGCCGCGCGTACCGCGATCGTCGACTCGGTGCGGATGCTGACGGAGGGCATGCCGCCGATCGTGTCGAAGATCTTCGGTGCGGCGCACTGGAACGGGGGCGGTGACGAGCCGTCGTGGGTGTGGTCCGTCGGCGACGATCCGGAGCGCGGCCCGTCGCTGGAGGCGGCGCACGGTATGGCGGAGGAGGCGCTACTGATGGCGCCCATGGATGTGGAAATTCCGGAGCCGCACACGCCGTTTGCCGCGCATATCTGTGCCGCGTACTCCGACGAGCTGGACCTCATCATCCCCATGGAGGAGCGGCTCGGCCCGGTCACTTTCGACCGAGTTCGGGTGGCGTTCGCCGGGGACCACACCGACACCCCCCTTGGTGGGCCCGTCACGGCCGCAGCCGGGCCGCTGCGCCGTCGGCCCACCGAGTTGGAGCTCGCCTCCCGCGTCGACTTCGCGCAGATGGACAAGGCGTGGCATGAGGCCGTTGACGGCACGGTGGAGGCGTGGGCCAGCGTGCAGGAGGCGATGCGCGCCGAGGTCACCGCCAGCATCCAAGCCGCAGCTGAGGCCGACGACCTGGACCGGCTCGACGGCCTCGCCGTGGACACCGAGGACGGTTCCCGGCTCCTGATCGCCCGCATGATCGCCTACGCGCGGGAGGCAGGCGACGCACAGCAAGCTGAGGCCGAAGCCCAGGGCGTCACCGTCCCGGAGTGGTCGCTGGACGACGAGGCGCTCACTGCGGCTGCGATCCGTGACCGGCTGCGGCAGGTCGGCCGTACTGTCGCGCGTGGCCTCGGGGTGGGACTGGTGCAGTCCGCGGTCCGGCAGGCGATGCGCGTGTGGGGCTCCGGTACGGCGCAGCAGGTGGCCGCGCAGGTGGATGAGCACCTTGCCGGGCTGTCGGGTGCGGCAGCTGAGGAGCAGGTCGGTGGGGCGATGAGCGTCGCGCAGAACGAGGGGCGCCTCGCGGTGCTCGCGGTCGCGCCGCCCGCCACGTACACAGCTTCGGAAATCTTGGACAAATCATCATGTAAGCCATGTCGTGACATCGACGGCACCGAGTACGACACCCTCACCGCGGCCCGCACCGCATACCCGTCCGGCGGCTACACGGGCTGCCTCGGCGGCTCGCGCTGCCGGGGCGCGTTGGTCACCGTGTGGCCGCAGGGCGGTGAGCAAGCCGCCGCCGGAATGATCTTGGCTGCGAGTGCGTCCACAATGCCGCCGACAAACCACGAAGGAGGCGGCGCCGTGCCGTACCGCATCGAGCAGGAGCACCCGGACTGCGGTGCCGACAAGCCGTACGCCGTGGTGAAAGAAGCCGACGGCGAGCTGATGGGCTGCCACGACAGCGAGGCCGCAGCCATGGAGCAGCAGGCCGCCCTGTACGCCGAGGAAGGCGACGACAAGCCCGCAGACGACGGCGACGACATGGACTATGCGGGCAAGACCGCCCCCTGGCGCGGCCCCCTCGCCATCGAAGGACAGGTCACCGGCGACGGCCGCGAGTTCGCCCCCGACGCACTCAGCTGGGCTGAACTCCCCGTCCCGCTGCGGTGGAACAAGGAGGACTCTCACGGCGGCGACCCCAAGACCGTAGCCGTCAACGTCGGACGCATCGACAAGATCTGGCGCGACGGCAGCCTCATCATGGGCGAAGGCGTCCTCGACCTCTCCGACGACGACGGCCGCAAGGTCCACGGCAAGATCCTCGGCAAGTTCCTGCGAGGCGTCTCCATCGACGCCGACTCCATCGCCGACGCCGACGTCGAGTTCGTGTGGCCGGAAGACGTGAACACCGGGCCGGCCGAGGGCGACGAGGGCGACCTGTTGGAGATGCTCTTCGCCCAGCCGGAGAAGATGATTTTCCA